AAGCGATGCGCCATTGCTTAAAACCTTTGTCAATACTGTGCTGGGGGAAACGTGGGAAGACGAAGTTGGCGCGAAATTGGGTGCCGAGGGTTTGCGTGAGCGTGCGGAGTTCTATCCGGCTGGTGAGATCCCAGAGCAAGCAAACATTGTTACGGCTGGCATTGACGTTCAGGACAATCGTGTTGCTGTTGGAATTTATGCTTATGCAGAAGGGGAAGAGTGTTGGCTGATTTCGCATGATGAAATTTACGGCGATCCTGCAAACAAAAAGCTATGGGATCAAGTTGACGATGTTATTTACCGAACCTACAGACGTTCTGACGGCAGTGAGGTCAAGCTTGCCGCAGTAGGCATCGATAGCGGCGGTCATTTCACCTCAGAAGTCTATGCTTTTTGTCGTGAACGCATGAAGCGAAACGTTTTTGCGCTCAAGGGTCAATCGCAGCGCAACAAACCGCCAATTGCCAAACCAAGCAAGGTCGACATTAACTACAAGGGGCAGGTCTTGAAAAACTCAGCTGAAGTTTTTCCTGTTGGCACTGACACAATCAAAAGCACCTTGTTTGGCCGTCTTAAGCACAACGAGGTGGGTCCTGGATACATTCATTTTCACGCTGAAGCGACTCTTGAGTATTACAAACAATTAACGAGCGAGCGGCAGGTAGTTCGCTATGTAAAAGGTTTTGCGATTAGAGAGTGGAAAAAGAAGCCAAGTGATCGAAACGAGGCGCTTGATTGCTTCGTGTACAGCTATGCGGCGCTGAACTTCCTCTACATGAGGTATAACCGTCGAACCATATTTGAGCAGTTTAGGAAAGCTACAGTAAAAGACGAGCCTGCGCCCCAAAAGGAGATAGAATCCGATAACAAGCTAAATAGACGGCGGCGGCTGCGTCGTCCGCCACAGTCCTTTGTAACGAGCTGGTGACCATTCTCGTCCCTGACACGATCTACGCTGGTGATACTGTCATCTTTGACGTACCTGAGTTTACCGATCCGGTTGGTGATTCTGTTGCTAGCGGGACTTATTCACTTGTTTGGTACACTCGCACTAATACTGCATCCGAGGGGGCGACGGTTACGGGCGCGGCAGAGAGCACAGGTTGGCGCGTTACGGTCTCTTCAAGCACAACTACAAACTTCGATGCTGGCTTATGGACCTGGCAGGCAATTGCCACCGCAGGTTCAGTTCAGCACACAGCTGGTAGAGGTCAGTTTACGGTCAAGGCGACTCTCAAGTATTCAGGAGATCCGGGTGCGTTCGATGATCGCTCAAGGGCACAAATCGACCTTGGCTATGTTGAGGCGGCAATCAGAACACTCTCGCAAGGCGGTGCCGTTCAGGAGTACACAATTGGAGGGAGGAGCTTAAAGCGCTACAAAATGGCAGAATTGCTGCAATTGCGTGATGCTTTGAAGGCTGAAGTCGATCGTGAGCGTCGTGCCGAAAAAGTCAAGCAAGGCCTCGGGAATCCAGGCGTTACCAGAGTGAGGTTCATCTGATTATGTGGCCATTTTCTCGTAAGCGTCGTTCTGTAAAACGAAACTATGCAGGCGCACAAGGCGGTCGTCTTACAAATGACTGGGTCAGTCAGGGAACAAGTGCGGACTCTGAAATCAGAAATAGCTTGCGCATATTGCGCAACCGCGCTCGTGCTCTTGTTCGTGATTCTGATTTTGCCAAGGCCGCGCTTCGTGCGGTAAAAAACAACGTTATTGGTCAAGGCATCAAGCATCAGGCGCAAGTTCGCATGGTTCGCGGTGGGCGGCTAGATGAACGGCGCAACAGTTTGATTGAGGCTGAGTTTAAAAAGTGGAGCAAAGCTGAGAATTGCCATGCCGGCGGTACGCTGTCATTTGGGCAAATTCAGCAACTTTGTCTAGGCAGCATGATCGAATCGGGCGAGGTGTTTGTGCGCCTTGTCCGTCAGCCATTTGGGAACAGCCAGGTTCCTCTTGGCATTGAGGTAATTGAATCTGATCTCCTTGATGATGATTTCACCGGATTTGAGTCGAATGGTAATCGCGTACGGATGGGGGTGGAGATCGATGAGTGGAATCGTCCTGTCGCGTATCACTTCCTTAACTACCACCCCGGCGACTATCAATTTACAAACAACGTTATTGCGAAAAAGCGAAGAACACGCATCCCCGCCAGCGAGATCATCCATCTCTACTCGGTAGACCGTCCCGGTCAAACTCGTGGCGTAACTGCGTTTGCTTCGGCAATTATGCGCCTCAACAACCTTAAAGGGTACGAGGAAGCAGAAATCATCGCTGCTCGCGCCAGTTCGGCAATGATGGGTTTCGTTCGGACGCCTGATCAAGAGCTGTTTGAGGATGGCACGTTTGATGATCAGTCGGTTCTGGATTTTTCCCCTGGCAGTATCCGCCGTCTTGCGCCGGGGGAAGAGATGCAATTTTTCTCACCTACGCGGCCAGATGATGCTTTCACGCCTTTTGTTGCGCAGATGCTGCGTGCAGTAGCTGCTGGCGTTGGCTGCTCTTACACTCAAATTTCCGCTGATTTTTCAAAAAGCAACTACAGCTCTTCTCGCCTTGAATTAATTGAAACTCGGGCTCATTACAGGGCTTTGCAGCAATACATGATTGACAAGCTGTGCCAGCCGATTTACGAGCGGTGGGTTGAGATGGCGGTCATGTCAGGGGCGTTGCAAATGCCTGCCTTCGATATGGACCCAGAGCGCTATTACGAATCAAAGTGGGTTGCTCCTGCTGCTCAATTCGTTGATCCGCAAAAGGAGGCCGAGGCGTATAAGTCAATGATCCGTTCAGGCATTATGACTTTGTCTCAGGTCATCGCCTTGCATGGCGGAGATTTTGAGGAAGTAATGCGTCAGCGGGCTCATGAGCTTGCGACAATGGACGAGCTAGGGGTTGTTTTGGATTCTGACCCTAGTGCTGTTGACAAGGCGGGCCAGTCACAAAATCCTCCGCCTGAAGAAACAGACCATCCTGAGCAGCATAATGAGGAGGAATTAACCTGATGCTTTCCGTTATGACTGACGAGACTAATTTGATTGAAGATCAAGGCTCTGAGCCAGAGAAGGTTGTTCGCGCAAAGCCCGACGCCTTGAAGGTTGGCGATTTTGTCAGTTGGGACTCTTCTGGTGGACGCGCTCGCGGAAAAATTGCTCAAGTGGTTCGCGACGGAACCATTGATGTCCCTGAATCTAGTTTTAGTATTACTGGAACTGCTGATGATCCTGCAGCGTTAATCACTTTGTATCGTGACGGTGAGGAAACTGACAGGCAAGTTGGGCACAAATTCAGCACGCTTGAAAAGATAGCGGCAATTCGCATGTTTCAGGATCATGCCCAAACTCGGGCGCATAGCGTTGACTACGTTGAGAAGGAAGATCGCACAATCGAGTTTCCGTTTGCATCGGAAGAGCCGGTAGAGCGCTATTTCGGCATGGAGGTGCTTGAGATGTCGGAAAGGGCAATGGATCTTTCGCGCATGAATGACGGCGCTCCTTTGCTTTATCAGCATGACCCTGATCGAATTGTTGGCGTTGTCCAACGCGCCTATATCAAGGAAAAGCGTGGTTACGCAGAGGTGAAGCTGGCCAATAATGAGCTTGGCCGTGAAATGCAGGAATTAATTAAAGATGGGATTATCAGAAACGTAAGTTTTGGCTACAGGATCAACGAGATGGAGGAGGATAAGTCCACTTCTCCTGTGACTTATCGGGCCACCTCCTTCCAACCTTTTGAACTCAGTCTGGTTACTGTGCCAGCTGACAATTCGGTTGGAATCGGGCGCAGTTTCGCTCATAATGAAACTGCGTCTACGGCCTCAGCCGTAACAAGTACACCTGCTATTTCCGCAATGGAAGAACAAACTCCTGACCTGGAGCTTCTTCGTGCTGAGGCCTCTGAGGCCAAAGCAAAAGAAGCTGCCGAAATGCTTGCCCTTGGTAAGCGCACTCAAAACGTCGAATTGGCTCAAGAATTCATCATGAATTCTCGGGGCATCGATGAACTCCGCTCTGCTCTTATCGAACAAATGGGCTCTCAAGCTAAACCCGTCGACACCACTGCTGGTGATATCGGCCTGACCAACAAAGAAGCTCGCAGTTTTTCTTTCCTGCGTGCCATTCAGTACCTTTCCAACCCCGGCGACCGCGCTTTGCGCGAAGCCGCTGGTTTTGAGATTGAAGCTTCGGAGGCTGCTGCTGCAAAGCTTGGCCGATCCTCCCGTGGAATCACCGTCCCTTCTGACGTGATGAGGCGTGATTTGACCGTGGGCACTGCTACCGCTGGTGGCAACCTCGTCGAAACCGAGCTTGATGCTGCCAATTTCATTGAGCTGCTGCGTAATGCTTCCGCGCTAACCCAAGCCGGTGCGACTGTTCTCACTGGCCTGTCTGGCAACGTCAACATCCCTCGTCAGAGCGGTGCTGCTACTGCTTACTGGGTCGCTGAGTCTGGTTCTCCCACCGAATCCCAGCAAACCATTGATCAGGTTGCCCTCACTCCCAAGACCTGTGGTGCTTACACCGACTTCAGCCGTCGTCTGCTGATTCAGTCCTCCATTGATGTGGAGAACATGGTTCGTGGCGATCTGGCCAAAGTGCTTGCTCTGGAAATTGACCGCGTCGGTCTGTACGGCTCTGGCTCTTCCAACCAGCCCCTTGGTCTGAAGGACACCACTGGTGTTCTGACCGAAGATTTCTCTGCCAACACTCCAACGTTTGCTGAGGTTGTGGCGCTTGAGTCTGACGTTGCTGGTGCCAACGCACTGCTTGGCAGCCCCTGCTATCTGATGAATTCCGCTATGCGCGGCGCTCTGAAGACTGCTGAAAAAGCCAGCAACACCGCTCAGTTTGTCTATACCAATGACGAAGTGAACGGCTATCGCGCTGTAGTTTCCAACCAAGTTGCAAGCAATGATCTGTGGTTTGGCAATTTTGCTGATCTGCTTATCGGTTACTTCTCAGGCCTGGATCTGATGGTTGATCCTTACACCGGCAGCACATCCGGCACCGTTCGCGTGGTGGCTCTGCAGGATGTGGACGTGGCTGCACGCCATGGCGCTTCCTTCTCACGCGGTAACAACAGCCTCTGATTATGAAAGTTCAGATCTGTAAGCAGGTCACGCTTGCGGGTCAAATCGTTCGGCTAGGGGAAGTCGTTGAGGCTTCCCAAACCGACGCCACGATTCTGATCAGCAGCGGATGTGCAATTGAAGCACCTGAACTGGTGCAGGAAAAGGCAAAAGAGGTTGCTGTCGACAATCCTCCGCCTAAACCAAAAACGTCCCGTCGCAGAATTAAGTCATCATGACCATCCAAAACCTTGGCACTCGTCTCACTCTCTTGTCTTTATCGGCAAGTGACGTGGTGACTGCAACCACAAACCGCACTGGTGTCGATCTCGTTGATTACGAGGGCGACATTATGGCTGTTCTTGATGCAGAAGCTGGTGGTTCAGGCATTACCTATGCCGTAAAAGTTCAGGATTCCGCAGACAACAGCTCTTTTGCTGATGTTTCCGGCTTGGCTTTCACTACCACTACCGCTAACA